CCTGGCGTAGCCGAACCTGGGGGGAGGACCACCTGCTTCTCGTGGTCAACACTCGTGGGGAGTCCCTTTTGGGACTTCTCGGTTACGAAAGTCTGAATACCAGGGGTGGGGGCGATACGCATCGCGTATCTGCGAGCCACGCGACCCGCTGAAGGGTAGCCACAGCTTTCCTCAGACTGAGGGCGAGGGTCCTGGTCGGTTTCCCAATAGACGGTGATGATGTAGGCCGTACCCGACTTTATTTGGAAAACCACGGACAGGTCCTTGGGGACCTTTGCTATCCACTTTATTGGCTCCCCATAAGCCATGGCTGTAGACCACCCCATGAAGTCAACAGACTTCTGAGATTTCCCATCGTAGAAGGCTTTGATGAAACCCTTCAACGCCAGCCTTATTTCAACAGCAGTTATGCCCCGCTGGTCCATACGGTACTGGGCGTGAGCGGTTATTACAAAGTCCTTCAGCAGTTTGGACTGAGTACCAACCTCTACCTGAGGAGACTTATAAATCTTGTGGGCTTCCGAGTTGGAGAGGCTTTTACCCTCCTCCAGTTTGTCCACCAAATTGTCTCTGAGTTTGGGGTTTCTGACCTCTTCGTGCACTCGCTGGATAGTGTGGCACGGTCCCCCTGGGTACCCCAATGGGGGCATGAGGTCTGCGCTTTTGAGCTTAGGAAGAATGCGGTCCAGGCCATGCTCCTCGTACTCTCCGGACCACCCCTCCCAATTCTTCCAGGTGTCGCATTCGCTGGGGTGAACTGGGGGTTCAGGAGCACCGCCTGGGAAAAACACAGAATCAATGCGGACACTGACTTTCATCTTTTGTTTGAGAGCCTTGTTCTTGGGCACCAACTTCATGACCGTGAAAAATAGCTCAAGCTTCGGGTTGTTAGACTTCCACCTAACATCCCTGCCCATCAGAAGTCGGGTGTAATAATTACTACCACCCTTGCCCTCCGCTACTGCCCAATCTCTGTGGAATTCCCTTAGAGAATTCTTAACGTCGTTAACCGTAATCCCGCGAAGGTCCATACGGTACTGAGCGTGGGAGGTGAGGTACAAATCGAAAAAGGTCCCTTCGACCTTTCCTTCAGGGTACATGGCCTGGTATACAGAATTTTCCTCTTGAGGAGTCAGCCTCTTATTCTGAAGGTGCTTTTCCACTATCTTCTGAACGAGAGAAGGGCTCCTTACCTCGTCGACCACCCTTTCTTGAAAATAACAGGATCCTCCTGGGTACCCCAATGGGGGACTCAGGTCTGCTTCCAAGAAGCGGGCCACTATCTTTTTAGGAGAACCCACAGTCTTATCCCCTCAGGACATATATGCTATGACTTCGAAAACGTCGTCGCGAAGTTCCGTGTACTGAATTATAAGCATAGAATTGGTGATGGCATACGGGGAGAAAATGTCTTCCTGGTTAGTGAAAGCCACGTCAACCCTCACGGAACCAGTTGGTCTGTGCTTGAAGTCGAACGGGTCTGGAATGTCCCCCAACTCTATCCCGTATTCCCCCATAAGGTCTACTGCACGGGAGTACCCCTGTTGAGGGGTTTTAAACCTGCTGTTGCCATCCAGCCCTATGCGCTCAAAGCTTCGGTTTATGAGGGACTTCAGCTTTCTATCCAACCTCTTCTGGTAGCGGTTAGCCACTTTGGAAGCGAACATTTCAAAGTCCATCTTTGAAAATTCCCAAGGCTTCCGAGGATCCCTGGTGTAAGTCGCGAAGAATTCGTCACCAACCGAAAGTGAAGCGGAGGGAAGCCACCTTTTGGGAACTGTTATGCCAGCCTTGAGGGCGGCATGGCCGCTGCCCTTGAGGGTGGCGTTAGGACCGTTTATCTTGGTCACTTCCACAGTGTGCTCTTTGGTGTAAGCCTGAACCAGTCTCTTTACCGAAGCCAACTTGTAATCTCCCTTATGGGACAAAACCCAAGCTGGTATGCTTCCACGACCATGGAGCTTTTCGAGTCGGCGCATGGCATCCTTCTCAGCCGAACTCTCAGAATCGTGGAGAACCGGACGGTCGGTGTCCCACCTGCTAGCCATCCCCCGGATGACGTCTCCGAGCTTCTTGGGGTGGGAAATCTGGGTCACTATGTCCACAATTTCTTCCCACTCAGCGGGATCGGTTACAATCCAAATGTCCTTCAGTACAGCGGCGGTTTTGCTGTTGCGACCCCAACGTGCGAGGACCCTCTTGGCAGAGGTTTGAGGGGTCGGGAACTTGTTGTTAGCCATAACTTGTCTTCCTTCGGGAGTGACCTCCCGTTCTATAGCGCAAGCTGGCCTACGAATCAAGAAACCCTGGGGTGACTTTTCGTACCACTTGCCGTAGAATTCCTTCTTGGGAACTACACGAACAGTTTCATCGGGGTCCGGTATATTCGGGTCAGCAACGTGAACCAAAAATCCGTGCTCGTCGTCCTCGGTGACGTCGAACACCAGAGAAGCGTGGGACCACTCGCGCCCCTCAGGATTCCAGGCTATGACTATGGGACTGCCAGCATCGGTCCACTTCTTCAACTGCAGAACCGTCGAAGGAAGGGTCAGCGTGGCTCTCATACCATAGTGGTTTGCTGCTGCAAGCAGGGGTTCCCAGGCGGCACCTCGAAGGGGCATAGCCCCAACGACTTTGTTCACCTGCTGGATGGAGCACTCCTCGCCAGGCACACCAAGGGCGCGGAGAGCCATGCAGAGGCTCGTGGTCATGCAGTTGTACTGATTCTGTTGACGAACCGGAACAACGTCCGCTTTGGCACTCCTGTGGGGCATCAGAAATGCCGCTCCAAATGGGCCAGTATCTGTTCAGCGGCGTCCTTAAGGCGCTTCACATTCCTTGAGATCCGCTCCAACTTTTTCGAACGGGGAGAGAGAGCGAATACACTCCATCCTTTACTCCGGTCTTCCGTGAAGACGTATCCCATTTCTTTACTTTTATTTTTAAGGATGTAAGACACGCTTTCGTAGGGGGAGGATTCGGTTTCCTTTTCCCATTCCATTCCTCGGGGCGGCTTGGGGAGGTCCTTATCTTCCTTATCCTCTTGCTTCTGCTTCTTTTTAATATCGTCGTAGATTCTCTCCAGAGGACCCTCGTCTATAAGATCCCCGTAGACCTCGTCGACGTCGATATGGTCCTCGCCGATTTCTTCCCCATCTTCATCTACCTCGTCGTACCCCATGCCCCGCTGGAACATTTCCAAGCCTTCCGACCGGAGAATGTCCTCAGCCTCGTCTGTGTCAACGAAGTTGTCGTCGGGGAGTTCCTTGGGGTGCCAATACTCCTCAGGGTAGTCGAACTGCATGAAAACAGCGCGGGCCTGGAAAGGCTCGATCCCCGCTTTCTTCATACCCCCCATCTTTCGGAAAGTCTTGGCGAGGTTCAGGGCGCGGAGTAGGCTGGTCTCTTCATCGGTTCGGTCGTCCTTGGACTCCAGCTTCTTGATCTCGCCGTCGATCTTGGAAACCGGGATCTTCTCCCCTTCAGGGATACCGAAGTATTTGTGGAGTCGACCTGGTCTCTTAACGGCCTTTTCTATCCAATCTTTCGCGACCTTCTTGGACAAAGAAGCGTAGCGTCCTCCGTAGTATGCGTCCACAGCATCAGAGTCGTCTTCGCTCTCCATGCCGAATTCTTCCCCTTCGAATGCCATCTTCTTGGGGTCGTAAGTCAACTCGGCCTTGCCATTGAAGCTTTTCCCCATAACCTCAAGATCGAGGAATCTAACAGAGGGTTCTCCGTCGTAGTCCACGTACCCCGAGTCAGAGAAACCGTTTTCATTCTCGATAAGTTTACCGAGGACATACCCCGTATCCGGGACGCTAAATTCCCGGCTCATCTTCTTACCGAGGACGCTAAGGAAATCCTCAGAAGCAAAAATCCGTTTTACGAGTTCTTCGTACTTCTTCTTCCACTTCTTTTCCAGACTCTTACCTTCTCTACTTTTTGTGAATTTGTCCGGACCGTACTCAAACTCGGAGGAGAGGGCACTGTTTTCCCAACTCCCAAACGAGAAGTCCCGTAGGAAGTCCCCACTGATGTTCGCAACCAGTTTGGTTGGGACCAGCACATCGGTAAATTCGAAACCTATAGCAGGGCCAGACACCTCAGCGAACCAAACCGGCACGTCATTCGGGTCTATGTCGGTGACGACGTCGCTGAAGAAGAAATTGAGATTGTCTATATCACTGTTGGCAGACGTCCGGGGTGAAGTCAAATCCAACAGGTTGTCGCCGTCTTCGTCAACGTACAGATGTTCATACTTCTCTATTTCTCTGTGTGCTTCCTCGTAGAATTTGAGGAGCATGTTGTAAATCTTCTTGGAGGCGAACTTGGTCGTTCCGGACCGGGGAAGAAGACTGAGTCCTGACAGTACAGCCCTCCTCCCCTTATCCCCTGCGGGAAGGGAAGAAGCGAGGCGGATAAGGCTCTTACGATCAGACGCAGTGAGGTTATTCATTGATTTCGTCCTCAAAAGTTATACAACCGAGGACATAAAGGACCTAACGAAATCTAAAAGTCGTACACAGTGTCGGTGAGGTCAAAAACCTCACTTCCTTTCGTCCCCTTGTACCCCACACGACCAACCAGGAAGCCCCCGTGCAAAGGGTTCCACCCCCTGCCCAGAAGCTCGTTTGAATAGGAAGGAGGGGCACCATTTGTAGCCACGGTGATATGGGGTATGCTTTTGGTGCTCCTGATCCCTTGAGGCTGAACGACTATAGCTTGGCCTTTTTCATCCTCAGACCATCCAATAATTTTGAGCTTAATAGGAGAGCCCATGGGGAGGCGCTTTATATCCCCAACGTCTGGCTTGAATTTGATGGTCATATGGTGGGAGAACGTTTTGGGGTGAAGGGGTGTCCCAACATTGTTTTCCCACCACCGCAAAAGGTCTTTGGGGTCATCCAGGAAAACAGCCGAGTATATAGCTTTTTCCGGCTTCTTGGAAGAAGTCATAACTCTCCTAATGGCCTGTCTCTTGGGGTCTTCCATACTACCAACCTATAAGTTAAAATGAACCCTTACCGAATGCGAGGCCCTGAACCTACAGTCACCACTTCTACGAAAGGCAGACTACGGATCGCCTTCAAAGCGTCTTTCCTCTGTTCAAGAGTTATGGGGAGGTCAAGGGTGACTTGAACAGGGGTCGTTCGACGGATGAAGGGAATAGACTTGGTGGCTTTTGCTGCAGCAGACTGAATCTTCTGGAGGTAAGGGTCCCCTCCAGGAAGATTCATGGTGACCAACAGCCGAACATAATGGGGCTCCCGCTCGGTTTTGGGGATGTTGTCAAACCTCATTTTCTTGATTCGAGAAACCGCTACGTGGTGGCGCATAGCGACCTTGATTGGGAGAGGGATATCCATCCCTACCACCACTTGTTCATCAGAGTGTAAGAAAAGGTCTTGCGGCCCGTCTTGTCCTGCTGCTGGTGAGCCAGCTCCATCATCTTAGCGAAGCCGTCTGCCGAGGCGTGAACCTGGCACCCTGCGCTCCACTTACCAACGACTGTAGAGGTCTGACCTTCAGTCCTGGTGGCAGCGTGCAGGTTGATTCCGAAGTATCCCGTGGTGATGGTAACAGGGTCGAGGTCCAGTTTGTCATCCTTGCTGGTATCCCGATAAACTTTGACTTCACCGGCCCTCTGGCACAGGGCTTCGTATTTTCCAGCGTGGAGGTCGATGGTCCAGGTGTCGAGGTATTGACCAGCCACAAGGATGGCGCACCCCATGGAGTTCATGGGGTGCTCAAGGTAATAAGCCCCCGGATCAGTGGTTCCCGGCCAGTAGAAGACCTCCCAAAGACCATCATCGTTGACGTAGGCACAGCCCAGCATATCGTCGAAGGCGTCGGCCTTACGTTCTGAGGACCGGACTCCGAACAGGAAAAGACGCCAGGGGTCCCCCCAAGTCTCGTATCCCAAGCTCTGGGCCTGAGCTATAACGGGAGGAAGGGGAGAAGGAGCGGCAATACCCACGTCATCGGAATTCTCCGCGAGTAGCTTACCCCAGGTGGCGTTACCCACAATGCCGTCAGCCACCAGACCATTAGCAGCTTGGAACCTCTTGACTTTCGACTCTGTACCGGAACCAAAGATCCCGTCGGCCTCGCAAGGGTACCCCTTCTTGGTGAGGCTATCCTGGCACAGTACCACATCGCTTCCGCGAGATCCCTTTCTAATTGTTGATGGCATGGTTGTTCTCCCGTTATTTGATCAGTTCGAAGTTTTTGTTTCTGCCTGAGTACCATGGGTCTTGTATGGTCATCAAGCCGAGGTTGTCAGTAACCCTGAGGTTAGAGGGGGTTCCAGAAGCGGCTATCTCGGCATCAGTCATACCGGCCACTTCTTCAAGCTGTTGTTGGGTGTTGGTGTTGACCCGAGAAACTTTGCGCCCAGTAGGCACTTGTATAGACCAGTCAGTCATTATGGAAATGGAAATAGAAGAGGTATAATAGTAGTCATCGCCGTTTTCGTCGTAGACCTCTTCGGCTTCCCCTCCAGCACTGGCCTCAGTGAGTTCTATCCCCTCTCTGGAGAACCTCTCCCTGGCTTCAGTGTAAATGAACATCAGAGTTCTATCGGTTATTTCCCCCTGGGCGTACAGGTCCCTGGCCATTATGTCGAATTCCAGGTTCATTTCCCATTTCCCACCGAACTCGTTAGCGACTTCGTCCCTTCTTTCCCCCACCACAATGGCCATTATGTCGCCATCATAAGCCCTCCTACCAAAGGCAATAACCACCCCTGGTATGACGTTATCCACAGCCCCATTTTCGGGAAGGGGTATGGGGCCTATGGAAGTTCCAACATGGCGGTAGTCCACTGACAAGTAAGTACCAGACAACAATGGGCTCTCCCGAGTTATCCTGCCTGTGGCGGGGTCGGCTGTGTAGTTTATGTTATTCTCGTATAGGATGTTGCCTGGCATTTCGTAAACCCTGAGACTGCCAGGATGGAAGGAGCCAGCGCTAACTTCGTATAGGAGAGGACTAAGCATAGTGGCTCGTTCGTCTATAACTTCAAGAAGTGGGTCCACATAGAATACGAGCCTCTCAGAGGGAACTCCTCTGACCTCTATGACTTCCTCCCTAACTTCTATATAGTATATCCCAGGGGGAGAGGGAAACACCCCTCCGTTATTTCTGATGGCCAACCCGTTTTCCCTTACCCACTCTATGCTGGTGCCATTTTGACCGTGGACTTTGGTCAGGTAACAGTAAGACACTACTGTTCCTTGAAAGTGGTCAGCAGAGAATTGAAATGGGTTAGCAGAGCCGCCTTTTATGACTATGGCTTGCTGAGGTCTCTCTTGAAAAGAGAACCTCCCTTGGATGTTAGGAGCCAAAGAGTCCTTATATTGAGGGTCCTTAGACCAGAAGTACCTGACTTCTTGGATGACTCTCCGTTTTATGGACTCTGTTAAGTTGGCAAACAAGGAAGACTCCTCATGGGTCTACCCGTATTATACCTATAAACTCTTTATTAAGGAGAACACGAGTTGTGCTGGGTGGAGATCAACCAAACACCCTCTTCCCAATTGACCAGGAAAGTGAAACGAACGGTCAGATCTGAATTAGGAGAGTCGGGCCAAGAATAGAGGAATTCCCCTGAAATAGACCTGTGGCCGTCGCTGTGAATGGTCTGGTTTATCTCTTGGCCCTTGTGCTCTATCCTGGGAAAATTGGACAGGAATCTCACAAAGTATTCCCTGATACCCTCTATCCCGCGTATGGGCTGTTCCTCGAATTCGGGGATGAAAACGGCTTCATCACCGTACATACCCAGCAACCCAATAAGGTTGCTCTCGTTGACTGACTTTATGTAGTCAGAAACGAACCCCAGAGCGTATTCAGACACTTAAGAAGCCCACTTTCGGGCTATACGCCCACAGTTAAGTCCACGGGTGTGAGCCAATCGCACTGGACCATACCTATCGACGTACCAGTCAAGGTGGCCGTCTTCTGTGATCTTGTCCAGCTTGTTGTCGGCTCTTCCTATAACTCTAATCACCAAGGCGTAAATTATCTCCCCAATCGGGAGGGTTCCGAGTACGGCCCACTCAGGGTCACCCGTGAGCTTGATCATAACCGACGGGAGGATAGCGTGTTCAACTATTTCAAACAGGGCAAATCCCAAGCCTATCTTCCAGCCGTGCTTTTTCACAGCCGAAATTATGATCTTCAGAGTGTGGGAAGGAGAGACGGCGCTCCAAGCTTTCCTCATGAGGTCAGCTATGACCTTCTCCGTGACCTGGCTCCGAAATTCTTGGATTTGCTCCTTGACCACCTGGCGTTTTACCTGAGAAGGCAGTTCTTTGCCATCCCAGCTGTGGGCAGAGCTGAAGCCCCATTCATACCCAGCGTAGTAGTCATCTGACTGGCCTCTTTCGGGATCTTTGAAAAACCCCTGTAGGGCCTCATATCGGCCCTCTCTGGCACCGTCAGTAAATTCCCCAACGTCCTCGTCAATTTCGTGTTCGCCGACCGACTCTACCAACTTAGGAGCCAGCTTACGGATTATTTCATCCATAAGGTCGTCCACAGGACCGTATATGAAGTCCTTGTGCTCCTTAAGAATCACAGAGAGTGGCTGTGCCATCCAGCCCAGCCACTCTTTGAGAGTGGCCTCCTTATCCATCAGCCAGCGCCCTGGGTCAGGTCGTTGTTGTAGACAAGAGAGCCAGTCTGGCCAATAGTCGGGTCGTTACCCGTAGCGAGGAACTCGCCGTACTGGGTGGTGCCGAAATCGTGGACGTCGGTGATGGTGACGTCGCCAGACTCCATAACCACGACAGAGTCCTTAGCGAAGGTAGCACTCCAAGAGGTCCACCAGCAAGCTTCGTAGTACGAGATCAAGATGTTGTGGGAAAGGGAACCCCCACTTCCAAATGCCCCGCCGCCACCGACTGCACCGGTGTAGGCCAGTGACCCGTAAGCTCCAGAAGAAGCGCTGAATCCAGTCTCAGACCCGGTGCCATCACCGGTCAGCTCAGCGTCAGCGATGCGAGAGAACACGATCTGCTGCTCAATATCAAAAGGCCAGCGGTGGTGCTTGAGAGCCCGAACGGGTCCGGAAACACCAGCGGCGTAACCAGTAGCCTGCCACATGTTGGACAAGTAAAGAAGGGCTCGTTCGATGGAGGCGGTCATGGGGTCCGACATTCCGGGAACAAGCTCAGCGACCTGGTCACCGAAGCCGATACCAGAAATTGCTTCAACGCCACGACCGTCGTTGACCCCAAACGAACTCAAAACGCCCATCTGAAGGAGGCCAGTGCCCCCGTAAGCAGGAGTGAGAACCCTGACTCGCTGAGAAACAACAGCGCGGGTGTTTGGGGAAGTACCAAACTTGTAGATTTGGGAAGATCCCTGAACGCCGCCAGGAGAACCAGGGTTGAGGTCGTTGTTAGTAGGCATTTACTTTCCCTTTTGATACTCCACCGATCTTATAGAGGAGCTAACGAGTTATGTCCAATTGGCCCAGGACAGTTTGGTACCACCGTCATAAGGGACGGCAAGCTTCTCTTCCACCAGCAAATCGTTGATGCACTTCCCCTCTTCAGTCCAAACTTTGACAAGCAGCCTTCCGTACTTGTCGGGCTTCTGGACTGACTGTATCACCACTTTTTTCCCCATAACAAGGGACTTAACCCTGTCTTTGGCCTTATAAGCTGCCTCTTTCTCCCCGGAGACTTTGGAACGGACCTCGGGTGTGTCTATCCCAAAAAGCCTGCAGCTGGCCTTAGCGGTCATCTTCATACCCAAGTCCAAAAGAACCGTGATAGAGTCACCATCGTAGACAGAGATAACTTCTGCGTTGTAAACGTAAGGCTCGGGTTTTTCCATGGGTAACACCTTCCTAAGAGGAAAAGTTTATGAAACCCCTAACGCCAGCGCGTTGAATCTTCTATCAAACCCGAGTTATGAGGAAACAGCATGCCTAACTTCGGATTCTGGACTTTCGGTCAAAAAAACGGGCTGGTGGGGTCAGAAAGTTCTAAGGTTGAACTGCCGGATGGCAGAATTCAGACCATAAAGAACAAAGAAAACCCAGCCGTTCTCGAAGACGAGTTTATACTGTTTTCGGTAAAGACTTCGAGAATCGCCCAAAAGGATCTGTTGAGGCTGTTACCACAATTGGACGAAGCGAGCCAGACCAGAATACGAAACCTGATGAAGAAGCACCCCAGGGCTTTCAAGCCCATAATTTCCCACCAAGACTTTTACGATTATATCCAAGCCAAACAGGTCAACCCCCTGAGAGGAGAATGAAGATGGCAAGAATGTCCAAAGCTATGTCCGGAAGAGGCGGAAAGGCAAACAAGCGTAAGATGTTGCTCAGGAAGCAGGAAGAGCGCCGAATAGCCGCTAATGAAGCCATCAGGGGTGCATCGGCTTCTGCACCCGCCCCCGCACCCGCACCCGCACCCGCCCCAGAGGTAGAGGCGTCTGCCCCAGAGGAGTCTTGGTCGATGGAAAACACCAAGGCAGAACTCACAGAAGCTGCGGAGAGAATGGGTATAGAGGTGAAATCCGGGATGACCAAATCGGATATCCTGTCCAAGATCAATTCGTAATTTTGAACCTGTGAAATTCCAGAGCGAAGCGCATGAAGTTTTATGTAGACTTCTACCTGGAAGAAAAGGGTTACGGGTTCATAGAGAACGAATCTGGAGAAAGGTACTTCTTTAGGGGTGAGAACTTCTTTAGGAGAAGCCCTGAACACCCTATGCCCATATCTGGGGAAGAAGTGTCTGTGGGTTACACAGAAGACAGAGAGAAAGGGTCTTCTGTAGCCAAAGAAGTGAAACGGTTGTCCAGCCCCCAGCAAACTTCTGGGGTAGTGGAATCGTTTGACACAGTGAAGGGGTGGGGGTTCATAAGAGAGTACGGGAACCAAACCAAAGTGTACTTGCACGTCTCAGACTTATCAAGCGGGTGGGTCCCGATAAAAGGTAGCAGGGTAAAATTCTGTAAGGGATGGAAAAAAGGCCGTCCAAGAGCTTGTTACGTAAAAGAGGACGTGTAATGGAAAAGAACAGATTCGGGGGCAGAAAGGGCTCGTCTTATACCCCAATGTCGGAAGACGAGCAGGAAGTCCTCAGCCGACTGGTAAACTCCCAAGACCTGAGGGTTGTAGTAAAAGGTTACGGGGAGGCACAAAACCTGAAGGTGAAATTCGGGGACCTGAGAATAGCTCTCGCCTTCCGTCTGTCATTCGACAAGCCTGCAGTTCCCGTTCCCGTACACTTCATAGATCTGGAGCTACAGACTGGGTCCGGTATGAAGCTGTTCTCAGAAAGACAGCCCACGGTCTATGACGGTAAGCCCATCCAAGTTGCAGACGGTGTGTTTTTCGATATGGTTTGGGATATCGCCATCCTGGCTATGGATCCCAAGGTGGTAAAAGCCATAAAGCCTGGAGCGACTGGTCTAACCTCACGGTGGATAGACAAGGACACGGAGCAGTTGACCCTTACGGGCAACAACAGGTTCTCAGGATCGGACAAGAGAGAGTTGAGAAGAATCAGAGAGGGAGAAGCGAAGTCCAGGGCCAACACAGCAGACAGACTGCAGGAGGCCAGGTCTCTGATACAGAAGAGGGGAAGCAAGAAGTAACCTCCCTGCTTCCCCTCTTAGCGAGAGTAGGTGACCTACTCAAGCCGGATGGGAAATCACCCCTTGCGAGCAGCAAGAACGTCCTTTCGGACCTGGCCTGCAGTCTCCCGGACTTCTGCCATGGCCTTGCGGACGCGGGTTCCGGGGTTACCGGCCTGACCACCATCGCACTTGGAAGCGTCGGCCTTGACAGCCTCCAGCTTTGCGATCATGGAGTCGATGACTTCGACAAAAGTGAATTCGTTTTCCATTTTCGTACCTCTTTTGGAGTGGCAGGACTGTTAGGTCCTAATACTCATTTTACCCACAAAGAGGACATTAGATATCGTCCTCAGGTTTCACCAAGTGATTGAGTCTGTGGCTCCTAGCCATATCATTGGCAGCGGCCCTGAGGTGTCTAATTATCAGTTCCACCTCGTAAGAGGTTTCGGGAGGACGCATCGCCAGGTCCTTCAGGGGTGACCCCCTCCTCAGACTTTCGATTTCGATGATCTTGGCATTCCAACCAAATTCTGACTCCCCCCATATGGCTTCAAAGTGCGCCACAGGGTACTGTACCTTATAATCTTCGATGTAAAACACGTTACTGTTTTCATCGCCCTTTTTATACATATAAGCCCCCCACAAGGACCCACAGCATGAACCTGGCCTTCGTAGACGTTGAAACCACAGATCTGGACCCTAACAAAGCAGCAATACTGGAGATAGCCATCATAAGGGTGGAAAAAGGTGTGGAAACGGACAGGTACCACACCCTTGTCAAGCCCACTCCGCAGGAAATGGCCAGGGCCAACCCGAAGTCCCTGGCCATAAACGGGTACGACCCCCAAAGGTGGATTGGGGCCCCTTCCATAGAACAGGTCGCTGGTAGAATATCTTCCATTATGGAAAATTGTACCCTCGTGGGACACAATGTGTCTTTTGACGAGTCCATAATAAAAGCTGTATTTCTAAGGCACGGGATAAACCAGAAGGTACCCTACCATAAGATAGACACCGTGACTCTGGTGTATGAACATCTTTCCCCTTTGGGCCTGAGAAGGGCTTCACTTGATAGTGTTAGAGACTTCCTCGGGTGGGACAAAAGTATGGCCCACACAGCTTTGAAGGATACAGAGGACGTCATGAGACTGTATAAAAAGCTCTGGAGAATGTCTCTGTGGGGAAGTATCATTTTGAGAATAAAGATTTGGTTTAACAGGCTATAAAGGAAGCACGATGAAAGTGTTTGGTATGGGAGAAGAGGAAGCACCCAATAAGAAAAAGTTGACCATTGAACTTGTACCTCAAGGACAATGGGGATTGAATTTGCGCTCCGAACTCCCAAGAAAAGAGTGGGACCGTCTTCGAAAGTCGGTTTACAAAGCGGCCAACTACAGGTGCGAAGTCTGTGGGGGGAAAGGACCCAGGTGGCCAGTGGAATGCCACGAACGTTGGGAATACGACGAGTCCACCAAGGTCCAATCGCTCGTGGGGCTTATTGCCCTGTGTCCCTCTTGCCACGAAGTGAAGCATATAGGAAGGGCAGGCGTGATGGGGAGAGCCACCCAGGCACTGAGTCACCTCATGGAGGTGAACGATTGGGATTTGGACCAAGCCACCGAGTATGTGGACGATTGCTTCAGTGTTTGGGCCAGGAGGTCCAAAGAGGACTGGAAGCTGGACATATCGTGGATAAAGAACCAGTGAAGTTCAACCCCTGCCCCTGCTGTGAGTGCGACCCCTGCGACTGTGACTGGGGCTACTCGGTGATCTCAGCCGCCACCAAGGCGTTGATATCGGCGACCCTCGGGTCATCAGGTCCGAGACCCCGGCACCATGACACCCCCTTGTAGGTGTCTTCTGGCGACCAGCGACACCGGGCCTCTCCCCTTTTGCCGTGCTTCAGCGCCCTTTCGGCTTTGAGGGCTTCACTCTGGTCGGCATAAGGTCCGTATATAGCCCGCATCTTCCAAGGTCGATGTTTGCTCGTATATCGACCCCCACCCTTGATGAACCCGTTGTGCTGCCGTATCCTGCGCTTCGGGTCTGTGGTACACCCCACATACCGAAATCCAGCCAGGGCCCTTCCCCGCTTGCCTATGCGGATCTGCTGACTCTGGATGACGTACACAAACCAGGGTCTCACCACCGGAACCTCCCGAAGTACAAGAAGTAGCGGAGGTCTGGCCCCATTTCGTCGTTGTCTCTGAGGTCACCGCTGTACATGCCGGTGTCTTCGGCCCACAGCCTCATCTTCCTTTCGGTTTCGGTTTCGCCCCAGATGTACTCGATCTCGGGGTGGCTGGGCTTCGGCTTAACCGTCGCACGGATAATCAGATAGCGGTTTGGCTCATTGAATCCCAGACGCTCAACGTCTTGCTCGACCTCGACCTTGGTCATTTCCCAGTTGGGAAAAGCGGACTCAAACGACTTCGCGAGTTTAGATCTTATTTCACGCTCTACCTGCCGAAACAGGCTGTCCATGGCCTCCTGCTTGGCATCCCGCAGGAAATTAATGAGATCGAATTTTGCCGCTTTACGGTGTCGGGCTGCTACACGCTTGGGGTCAGGCGTCATGGGGTCATTCCTCAGAATCTTTAGGTTGGGGCACTGCGCTTTCTGCAGCCAAGGCAGACCGAACAGCCTTCGCTGCTCTTGCCCTTTCGAGTTTCAGACGTTCAAGCGTGCTTCTGACGGGTCCCGCGTCAAATTCGCAAGATACAGAACAGAAATACTTTAGAAGACCATCACGGTTGGTGAAAGACCTCCCGCATACCAAGCATGAGGTATCGAAGGAGGCCACAATCAGGAGTCCTCGTCGTAGGTCAGGGTTAGGGTCCCCACCTGACAGAATTCAGCTCCGCCTGGATCGATGTTCTTTGACCCGGTGTCGTTTCCTACGATGTAGGTGACTGAATAGTCGTGATTAACGGGAGAATCCCCTATAGAAACGGAAACAATAACCCTGTTTGCAGTTATGTCCTTTCTGCGAGAAGACTTAGAAGACTCAGTGGTGTAACCCTCAGCTTCAAGCGTTGAGTCATCCGAGAACCCAGGTATGGATTTACCATCTTCGCCTATAACGAAGGCGAATCCCGGACCGACAGTTAGGGACTGAAGAACAGAAGAAGGAGGAAGTAGGTCCAACTCCAGGTCATCCTGGAATACAGCTTTGAAGTCCCCCTCCTGTCCTCCCCCGTCTATGGTTGCGGCAGAGAATTCTTGGTTGAGGAGGAACACCGAAGAAGCAGAGGAAGCCAGCCCGGAGAGGAAAGTGCTCTCTGCGGCGGTGTCAGTAGACAGGTCCTCTCTAACGACCGTACTCCCTTCTTGACGCACCATCTTGGTAAGGGGAACCACCACGTAAGAAACCCCGGCGGTATCCTCCATCACGTTAATAACGTCGGACTGCCTAACGGGGTCTCCCAATCTAAGCTGGCCGAAGAAGTTATTAAGATTGGTTCTAAGGGAGGTGTCAGCGACTCCTGTATCCACCCCCGGAGACAGGAGTATAGTAGCCTCTACGTCTATAGGAATGGGAACCGCTTCTTTTACAAGTACGTCAGCAGTGGCGTGCTTGTTTTGGTCTACAGCGTCCTGAGTGGTTTTCACTATGAGGTTGGTGGTATAAGTGACAGTGAAATTCTCGTCGTGTTCGTAAGATATTAGGACGGTGGCACCACTGGGAATGGTGCTGGACTCAGTTCTGGTGATACTGACTGCGGTGGTCTGGGTTCCAAGGGTGACCTGGTAATCTGGGGCCCCGCTTGGGTCGAGGGGTCCAGCATAAGTAATCAAACCATCCGCGCTCTTGACCACTATGGTGAGAAAGTTCGCCCCCAAGCTGTCCAGGAATTCTGGGTATTGGCCGATAAGAACATGCTGTTCGTCAGTGACAGAACTCGTGTCCCCGCTGGGCACAAAGTTACCGTCTTCATCTGTGAACCCAGTGACAGAAAGGAAGTCACCAGCCAGGATAGACCTACCGAGAGACAGGGGGGCGTTGGGGTGGACGAGAGTGTAGGCAGTGCTCGGTATCACTCCACTCACTTCTCCTTCGAGGGAAGAGACTCCAGAAACCGGCTGTCTGACGAACACAAAATCTGTGCCAGTCCTCTTTCGGTAAGACCCCAGTACCACATCTGTTAGGTCGACAGAGGGCTGCACCAAACTGGTGTCCAACTTTATTGTGTTATAAGAGGTTATAGTAACCCCTTGCAGATTGAAAGCCTGCCCCGTGGAAGCGTTTATGAATTCGTATCCTATGGCAGGATTATCCAGCATTTCTATTATAGGGTCGAGGCTGGATAGGTCCGAATCCACAGCCCTAAACTGCAAAGAGCTTACGTCCAAAACTTCGAACTGAATATCGGATTTAATTTCAAAGGTGAAAGCGAAGGAATCGGTTATGGTGTTAATGTTGGTGCCCTGCACCCACACGTCCACCTTTCCTCCCCTGTGAACTCCTGATTGGTCCATATCCCTCTGCATGAGGGGGTCGCCTGCCGCCACGACTCCCGATCTAACAACTCCGGGGGTGTTGGCGGCTGTTTGCTGGTACCCCTGCTTAGTGCCGGAATCTACAGAGGATATCCTGTTCTGAACCCTCGTAGTGAGGGAGAGGTTGCTCTCTGACTCTTTTCCCCCGAAGGTGGCGGCGGAGTTTGTAACTCTTATGCTGGACCCAACGTTGGACAAAATTTTGTTTATCTGCCCCCTACCCAGGTTGGTCTGGACCCCAACTTCCACGGCTTGAACAGGGGCGTTGACCTTGTAAAAACCAGAAACTGGGTCAAAGTAGGAAGCCAACTGACCCACCGGAATAGAAACGTTCTGGGTCACTGAGAATGTCTGACCACCCCCGGATACCTGAGTTCCTATAGGCACGGAAACTGTGGCCTGTGGCCTGGAGGAAGTGAAAAAGGTGACTTCCCCCCTGGAGGAGACTCCAGCCCCACGGGTCACTCCGAAATTGGAGGCGTAAGCGTCAAACGCAGAGTCGATAAGGTCTTGGACCTGGGTGTTGGTTTCAAAGTACAAAGCCGACTTCAGTCCAGACTTGTAAGTGCTCTGAGATACCGGTACACTGACCCCTGATCCGTCTGGGTCGTCTATCTGAAGGAGAAGAGAAGGGGTTCTGGCCCTGTGGTAAAAGTCCAAGATGAACCTGAGTCTCTCGGATTCGGAAGAGAACGGGTCTATGACGGTGTCTCTGAGAACTGACCCAACTTCCACCTTTACCTGGGGGTTGCTTCTAAATATGGAAGTAACAAACTGCTGAAGAATGTCCTGCCTGGAAGCGGTGCCTATAGACCCCAGAATTCTCGTGACTTTAGACGGGTGGGCCACCACCTCTGCAGAGAAAGCAGACTCGTACTCCAGCTTTTGTATGGGGTCATAGAATACTGCCGTCGCCACATAGTAAAGGGGCTCGGAACTGGGAATAGCTTTAAACTCAGATATGGCCACGGTCGGAACCAGGGAATCCGGTCCAAACCCACGGTTGTGGTCAAACCTGTACACCCCCACCGTTCTTATTTCTTCTATCTGAGAGACGTACCTTATAGAAACGGCTGACTCTGGTATCTCGTATCTTTCTGAAAAGTCGGACTGCAGAGTGACTTCGTCAGAGTCTTCCTGAGACCCAGAAACCCTGAAAAACATAGGGTCAGCCACGTGGTTGCCGTTAGCGTCCGACTTCACCTCTATATCAAATTGTGAGTTAGCGAAGGAAGAAGTCTTCTGGACAGTTTCGGAAATGGAAACCGTGTTGACGTTTATGCGGAAGTAACCCGAGTTTCCTCCTCCAGGGAGGGCAGAGGCGTAAAAGTTTATGCCCCTGAGATACCCCTCAGGGTCAGAGGGGGGTTCAACGCTTATCACCACAGAAGTGTCCTTCTGTTCAGCCGAAACAGAAGTGGGGGAATTCGCAACCGAACCCGTGCTCTCCAAAAACCTTATATTGGCAGTGGAGGGGGGAGTAACCGACCCGTTGGGGAGGACGGCTCTGATTTTAAAAGAGTTAACCCCGACGGATAGAGCTATCCCATCCGGCTCGTAGGAGGGGTCAGGGAAAGTCCAAGAACCGTCACCCCACCTCACCAAACCCTGGTAGGAGTTATAACCAGAGCCGTTGAAGTCCACTTGGACGTCTACAGCTGAGGCGGGGATACTCCCACTGAGGAACACAGTCTGTGAGTTAGTGGAATAGAACAGGTCCTGGTAGGAAACCCCGTCAGGACCTTTGATAGTGACGCTCATGATTCACCCAGTATCACGCGGGTTGGCTGCTTACCCAGGGGTCTACCATTGGACCCGGCGAGGGCAACAGCACCCGGAGCTGTATAGGTAACAGTAGTGCTAACAGGGGACCCAGAGCCGTTGGTGACTACCACCGAAATGTTAAAAACGGTGGGGTCAGAACCTGGGGTCACGTCTACTGTTACAACCCTGTAGAGGCGTTCTTTGTTGGTGACCTGCTGGAAAGACCTTTGCTTTCTCTGCAACTCTTGGACCGTGTCCAAAGCGTTGACCACATCTTCCCTAATTTGTGCGGCCACAGCCCTGACCGATTTGGAACCAATACGACTCATTATCCTTGAACCGTACCCAGGATGAAAGGGGTTGGAGCCTCTGACAGTAAGTATAGACTTGAGACACACCTGTTGCAGCAAATTCTCGTCCACGACGGTAAGGACGTCACCTGAGGGGTCAAACCTATAATCATTCTCCACATAGGTTGCCTGACACCTCGGGCACCTTTCCGGCATAGCGGAATAGGTGACCTTGAAGGTGGGGTTACCCCTTATGGGAGAAACAAACTTCGGATACCGGGCTTTAACTATTACGACTCTTCCTATAGTGGAAGCTGGAAAGACCTCCTCCTTGGATTCCAGAGTCCAAGCAGGGTAAAGCTCCTTTCCTCTTGCTGCTCTCTGTGAGAAGCCAAGAGCTTCAGCAGCTCCCCCGGCCACCCTAACGAATGACTTTCTACCAGCCTCAAAGGGGTCTGAAAGCTGAAACTTGTTGTTAAACACCCTGACGAGGCAAAACCCGTCCAGTTTTAGCTTCAAGAATTCTACTATGGTAGAAGCTGAAACCCGATCTCCAGTGGGAAGCCTAACTGTAACCTCCCCAGCAGAAGTAGAGACAGTGAGAAGGTTGGCATCTGGACCGGAGAGCCCCAAGCATGGTCTGATGCGAAAAGGTCCTTCAGGGCTATGAAGGGTAGCCTGACTATTGAGGCCGGAAGGCGGTATATAAAGGGAGTCATTTGCCAGAATTCTGACAGTATTGGAGTTAGAAACGGGAGACCGGGTGTCGAGTGACATACGGTCTGAACCGAGGTCTACAGGCTCTTCAACCACAAGGTGTGGACAAGGAAACCCTATTTGTATTTCTTTACTCAATTCCACCTCTAAACTAAAATCCGTATAATTCACCTAACGTTGGGAGAAAAAGTGAAAAGTGTAAACTCTCTAATAGAAGGGTGGGTGAAGAATAAGTCCAAAGAGGTGAACCCGGACTTGAGTCTGAACCGAAAAGACTTCGAGAAGGCAGCTCAAGTAAGGGTAACTGACCAGAGACTGCCTCATCAGGTTGAGCCGGATGACTCTACCAAACCCAAGAAAAGGTCTACCAAACCCAAGAAAAGGTCTACCAAACCCAAAAAGGGTTCTAAGAGTAGCCCGGACCCCCTCGAAGCACCAGTTCAAACCTCTGAAGTTCAAACAGAAGAGAACGACTTGGAGGAAGAGGTAAAAGTACCTTCAGACTCTGACTTCGGGCGTCCCACAGTGTTCAAATGTGGGCACACTAATTACAAACACCACGGTATAACTGAGAACAGCCCACTGCAGGTGAAGGCGAGGAAAGAAGGCTACTGCTGCCAGTCTCTGAGAGAAGCCACACTAAGGGCCTGGAAAATTAACCCAAGTATGGCCGAACGCAAACGCACAGCCCAAGTATCCGTGGTGTGGCAGGTAAAAGGTCTGCACGAACCAGTTCCCCAATCCATGAGGAGGTCACCGGAAAAGCATAAGGGGAACGGGTGGCCAGGTCTATGCTGCGACCCAGCCACCGGATTGTACATAGGTGGACTGGGCAACAATTGTCGACACTACCATGATGGCCCCGAAAGATGCGTAGTGCACGCATCCAAGAGGGTGATAGACTTTTCCGACGAAGAATGACCTAACGGGGGCAGGACTCGAATCGGTACCCAGCCTTCTCAAGGAATTCGACTGCGTTCACGATGCTTTCGATCTCCGTCTTGATGGGAACATTGGGGTTGTGGCCCAGGGACTTGTAAGTCTTAACGATTTTGGCCGCGCCACCAAGCACTTCTCCCAGAGATTTGTGTACCTGGGTGTCTGACACGATGTACCGCCAACCGCTGATGTTCCTCAATTCAGCTTCAGCCTCCAGGTGAGGGAGCTGAGGGGTGTAGGAGACCCTGGCCTCACGGAGCGAACCAGAATAGGCCACCTTGTGAAGACTCATGGAGAAAGTTGTGGGACCACCATGTTCCTTTTCGAGGTCTTTGATCATACGATGAAGACCCTGTCTGACGTCGGATTCAGACAGAGAGTACAGATGCTTCAGCGCCTTGAAGATGTGCCGGTCCTCCATCTTCGAAATGTTGTGGACTCGACCATCCTTAGTGACCCAAGACATAGGGTCTGCTGACTTAGGAAATGCCACGCTCATAGGGTGCTCCGTAGGTTGTGGGGGCACCCTTTTATACAGCTTGTACGAAAGTCAGCGGACCTGTGCTGAGATTACAACCCTGATAGGATAGGGTTCCCCAACTTCAGGAAACACCTCCACCTTCATAGTTCCCTTGGGACCATCCCAGTTTATGTCTTTCACCACCAAGACTTCCCCGTCACTGGTAACCCATTCACCTCGACCCCCCATGAGATTGTTCTCAAGAGTTGCCAAAGTGCCAGAAAGTATCTCCGTAGCAAGCCTTCCCTTGTCTGGACTGCCCGCCTTCTTGAGGCCCGACAAAATAGCTTGTCGCTCGGGGCTTCCCTTCTCAAGGGTTGCAGCGAGCTTGATCAGTGATTTGCGGTCTGCAGCGGTGAGTGACTTCATTGTGGGCCCTGTGGGAGTTATCCAACCGGAGTGATAGGAGACTTAACGACAGGTCAGTCTACTTGTTCAACACTGTGAGGACGGCTCTCTACGATCCCGCTACTGGTTATACGGACAAACTCGCAGTTGCCTACCATGGTAGAGAGGTTGGGGTGTCCGGTGTAACCCATGGCCGAACGCAAACCACCGACGAGCTGATAAAGTATATCCCGAACGGAGCCCTTATAGGGGACGCGAGACTTGATGCCTTCGGCCACGAGCTTCTTAGTGTTGTCCTGGAAGTACCTGTCAGAGGACCCGGCCTTCATGGCGTCTATGGAGCCCATACCCCGGTATGCTTTATACCTCTTGCCCCCGTGCTCAAACACTTCACCGGGTGACTCGTCGGTACCAGACAGGAGGGAGCCCACCATGACCACGGTGGCTCCGACGCCTATTGCCTTGGCTATGTCTCCGGAAACTTTGATACCACCGTCTGCTACTATATCGACGTCGTTGTTGAAGCAGAAGTCAAAAGCCTCGTCCACAGCAGAAAGCTGAGGGAACCCCACTCCAGACACGACCCTGGTGGTGCAGATGGAGCCCGGACCAATTCCGACCTTGAGGATGTTGGCACCCGCCTTCGCGACCGCTTCCGCGCCCTCCCGTGTGGCCACGGATCCAGCCAGGATGTTCATGCCGGGGAAAGCCTTTCTGGCCAAAGAAACGGCACGGAGAACGCCTTCTGAGTGCCCATGCGCTGTATCCACACAGAGGAGGTCGACACCAGCTTCCACAAGGGCGTGGGCTCGGTCCAGGCCGGATTCCCCGATCCCCACTGCGGCACCAACCAACAACCCTTTGGATTTGACCTCAGCGACCTGATAAGTTTGGTCCTCGACAGACAGGTTCTTGTGGATGACCCCCAGCCCCCCTTCCTCAGCAATAGCTATAGCCATGGCAGACTCGGTGACCGTGTCCATAGCAGAGGACAAGATAGGGATTCTGAGGTCCAGATTCCCAAGACGCACCGAGGTGTCCACCTCGTTGGGCAGACACCTCGAATGGGCCGGGACGAGAAGAACGTCGTCGTATGTCAGAGCGGGGGTGTTGGACCGAAGCTTCATTGTGGGTACCTCGTTTAAGTGTTGAGGACACCCTACCCCTTCTACCAGTCTATTTCGTCTTCGTCCTCGTATTCGTCTTCAAGCTTGCTGATCAACTTGGACACAGCCACAGCGTCGACAGCCTTACCTTTGACGAGTCTCCACAAGTCTCCCCAAGTGGCTGTGGTGTCTTCCCACCTCCAGCCGCCTCCATCCTCGTAGCCCTCCTGTGCCTCGTACAGAGCATCCTTGGTTCTGACAACAGCAACACCCTGTGACTTCAGAGCCTCTTCAACTTCTTTTCTGGCAGAGCCACTGAGAAGGGGAAGGATAGACCCTATCAGGCCGAACCCTGCTGGCTGACCGTACTCTTCCTGTTCTTTCTCCGTATAACGGGTTGGGGAAGCTTCCTCCCGGATTTCAATGTAAGCTCTGAACCTGGAAGACCCCTTGAGGACCTGTTTCACTTCGCCAACTGCGTCCAGTATTTCCTTGTGGGTGCGGGGGTCCAAACCCTCAAGAACGACCTTCTTGGCTGCAACTTTGCTGAGTCCAGCCAAGATAGCGCGTCGCGACTTATCTCCCTTCGGGAGAGAAGACGCGAGTCTAACCAGAGATTTGCGGTCTGCAGCAGTGAGGGACTTCATACTTATGTTCCCGGTTGAAAGTTATCCAACCGGGAACATAAAGGATCTAACGGGGTCAAGAGGGTCAGGTTCCTGAGGAACCAAACCCCTTGGATCCACGATCCCCGTACCGCTCAGCGGCAGCGTGAACGTCTTCCATCGAGCCGTCCATGACCTTGAGAGCCGGGATGGGGATAGGAATGGCCTGCACGACCCGAGAACCCTTGGGGAGGGTGACGGGCTGGTCGGTGGGGTTGTGGACCATGGCGAACAGTTCACCGGAGTACCCTGCGTCGATGACGCCGGGGATGACCATCAGCTTGTGCTTCGACCACGTGCTGCTGCGCCCCACAAGGAACAACCATGTTCCGGGGGGTGGGACCATGCGGGTACCACTGGGAACGTTGGAGTGGGTGTGGGGAGGAACCACAACGTCTTCGCTGGTGTACACATCCCACCCAGCATCGGTTTCGTGGGCCTTTTCGAATTCACCATGAGTGACGAGGGGGTTGCCAATCGAGGGACCAGGACCAGCCCCCCGATTGGTGTCACCCATGAACAACGCGATGGCGGCGTAGTTGATGGTGTCGAGAACGTCGTCGCGTACAGCTTCAAAGTCCTCTTCACCAGTCTCCAGCCAGCGTCTGATGCGAACACCCTTGTCGTGGATCATGCGACCCAGGACACCGTGCACCCCCTGGTCATCAAGGTTGGAGGTGCCACGAAGCTGAGCCTTCTCGGTCATGACCCCGAAGGCTTCATCGATTCGGTCCTTGACTCCTTCAAGGAACTGGCGGGTGTTTTCATCAGACATTTCGGTCGTTCTCCGTTCTAAAAGAGGATGGTTTCGCTGGCCTTCGGCCCAATGCTGATACCGGCGACAGTAATCCCGTTTACCCCATTGATCTCGTCAACGATAGCCTGGGTCTCAGGGGCGAGAGTGCCGTCCTCGTTGACAGGCTTTCCACCATCGAGGTAATCGCAGAAGGTCAGGAGAACCTTGCCCGAACCGTTGCGAGCCACGGAACGCTTGAACTCCTTCATGTTGAAGCGACCGATGCGACGGACCTTCTTGGTAACGGTGGTGCGTTCGATTACCTCACGACCTGCGGACTCGGAGACCTCTTCCCAGGTCATTTCGCCGGGGAGAGGTCCAGAGGGACCAGCGACGCGGATCGGCATGGTGCGGGTGGCGTACCACACGACCACGGGGCGGTCACCGGGGGGAACCCCAGCCTCGGACATCATGGAGGCAACACCAATGTCAGCACTGGTGGTCTTCGGCCACGGTCCGTGGAGAAGCGAGAGGCCAGCCCCCTGAGTTCCCTCCAGCAGAATGCGGTCGCCCTGCTGGATGATCTCGACGGTGTCGGCCTCAATCCAGCGGCCCTTCAGCCCACGGGAAGCGACAGTGCCAGTGGAAAGTTCTCCATGCCAACCGAGGCCACGAGCGATGTGGACAGCGCGAGCGATGCCGACACCCTTGCCGGTGGAGCCGATCTTGGCGTGAGCGTCACCCTTGGTGCCACCCTCGAAATCGCGGTGGTCCTGGGCGATCACAGCGGCGTTGGAATCGACGTAGAGACGGTTGGTGATGTAGCCCTCACCGTATTCAGCCTCGATGCTGTCGATCTCCTTGTTGATCTGGTCGGGGTCGAACAGAGCGCCCGCACCGATGACCAGCTTGGTGGTGGGATCCTCCCAAGCACACGGAATGGACTGCATGACCCACGCCTTGCCGTCCTTGGTGTAGAAGGTGTGCCCAGCGTTGGGACCACCAGTCCGGACGGCGACGTCGAACCCGTTCCCGTCGTCCATGTTCTTGATAAGGCAGTCTACGACCTTGCCCTTGCCTTCACTGCCGAACTGTGCGCCAATGACTGCTACAACTTCTCTCTTTCTACCGTTCATGAGTTCCATCCTAAGGTTTTAGGGGGTTGGGGAGTATACCACTTGGAGAGTTCCTACTTACCTCCACGCGGTCATAACGAATATGTGGGGTTTCTACGAAGAAGTCCCACAGTGGCTCAAAGATTCTTGGTTCCCCCGTTTTGGATCCATTGACCTCAACTTCACCATCCCAAACCACGGTTTGGACGTGGGGAAAATCAGAAAATACCGACAAAATCGCAGGAGGAATCATTTTATTATTACGATTCCTCTGGAAGGATTGTGGACCAGCACCCCAGATTTGTTCCCGTCGAATTTGTAAACGGTCCCAACGTATTCTCGGCCTGGGACCATTACGGCCCACGAAGAGGGAAGCCAGGATGCAGGGGCTCTGTCCATGTTGAGGCACAGACTTATATCGAATTCGTCGCCATAAAGGAGCGTGAAGTCAGAGAATCCGTAGTAGGAGAGGTGGTTCATACCCTCCAAAACCCCCTCTTTGGTGGGGGGATGGACGTTACCCCACCCCTTATCCAGCCCCTCCTGAGCGACTGATTCCACTATTTCTCTGTATATAGTGTCTGTGTCAGCACTTCTCATGGCGAGGCGAAGGAAACCCCCTTCAAAAGCTCTGGCGACCCATATAAGGGACCGACTGGAGGAAATTAAAAAGGGGCCAGCTTCAGGGTCAGACGGAGCTGGAACCCGGTCGAGCATAATAGGAGTTTTCTTGTGGTGGAGGGGTATGACCACCAAGAGGTTAGAATTCATCCGAACAACCTCTGCCACCAAGACTTCTTAACAGGTGGAAGCTCCTGGGAGAGAACAGGAAGCTCCGGTTCAGAAGTCGCGGCCTCTACGATTTTGTCTATCATGGACCTGGCTTGTTCCGCTTCCTCTTCGGAGTCAGCCCAAAGCGTTACCCCGCCCATCCTTCCGACAAGGGAACCATTGGGCATTAGGGGCTGGTCGGGCTGGTAATCCAGTACCCACATCAGGGCAGCAACATCCGGGAACTGCTGGGCTATAACGTGAACGGGAGAAACCGAGAAGAATTCCCTGTAGTCAGATTTGATACTTTCCACTTCTTTGGAGGGCCACTCGCCCTTCCCCAGGTGACGGAATCTGGCACGCAGAATCTTCTTCACATGGCGGTACTGCGCCTGCTGAAGTTTGCGTCTGGTTTCGCCTTCCGTTTTCATCCCTTACCTAACTTCCTAAAAGTCGCTCGGCCCCCGGAATTCTTGATCCTATAGGCCGTATCCGCCGCTTCAACCAACGCAGGGTTGTGGGTCACACTGAGTATGTCCATCCCCAACCGGTCGCATAGCAACGATAGGAAAGTACCCACGCGAGGCACATAGTGTTCAGACACAGCAGCAAGAGATTCGTCCAGAAGAAGGAGTGGTCGCATGTTTCTGCGGTTCACAACCACTATCCGGAGAAGAACGGATTCCACAGTTGCGATCGACCCCCCACAGGAGTCGATGCAGGAACCCTCAGTCACGGTTCCATCAGGGAGCTTCTGAACAGTAGAAAGCTCAACTGAAACTTTCCCCCGTTTGACCGAAATATCGGAAGAAACGGACAGATCGAGGTCATCGAACACAGCTTGAAGACCTTCCGTCAAGAGGCTCTCGACCGCTCTAACGTTGCTGATGACTTCTTTGTCTATCAGCACTCGGAACAGGTCCGAAACTCTCGCCAGGATCTCAGACTCCCCCTCCAGCTTTATGACTTTGGCCTCTGTGGTGGCCAAAGTGGAGGCACAGGAACTCCGAAGGGTGTCCAATTGCAGGAACCTTGATTTGACTTCTTCAAGTCTCAAAGTGGCATCCGACAGCGAAGGAGTAGGAATTGGATTCATCGGATTCAGGGTCGTCATGGTACATGGTCACATACCCCTTCTGGCCCGCCTTGTAGACCCCCACCCTCAACTCGGAAATGCTGAAAAGCCCGAATAGGTCGATGAAATAGTGGTAGTCGATGAAGAACTCAAGATTCTCCCCACCCTCCTCTGCCTGAGTGTGGATCATGGGGTAAGAGTCCTTACCCCCCGCCGCAGACGGCATGGAAAGGGTGACCGACTCCCCCTGGATAGAGAAGTGGGCCGTGTGATGACCTCTGGGCGCTGAAGCCGTAAGAACGGACAGAGCGGTCTGGAATTCTTCGCTGTGCAGGTTGATGTAAGCATGGCACTTCTGGTCCTTCCCAGGAGTGAGAACTTTCGCGGGAAGAAGAGAAAGTCTGGCAACACCAATGTAGGTTCCATCAGGTCTGGCGAAAAAGTCGAACTCCGAACCTCCTTCTTCCTTGGGCCTCTTAGATTCCTTGATGTAGACAGGGTTATCCACGGTGTCTTTATCGTCTATGAACTTCTGGACAGTGGGGATATCCTTGAAGGGAACCCTGATGTTGATACCCTCGTAGGGCAATCCGACGTTCACCACCCCTCTCTGGTCTGTAGAAGCGATGGAATCCCCCCAGGCCACCAACTGGCAGTTTTCTGGCTTCAGTGTGTCTTCCTGGGAAACCATGGTCTTACCAGCTGCGAGGGCTCTTGAGAGCACAACTGGGTCTACCTTACAGCAGTCTTCTGCCTTATCGTAGAGAGAGTCCCAGCCCCTGAACCCGTTAGGGTCGAGGCTTCGGAACTTGACCTTGCTCCTGCCACACTTAGCGGTAACCTCACCGTCCTTGTGGGACAAAGTTATGACGTTATTTCCACTGTTGATGGTGTTGACCCACTTGATAAGACGCCAAGCCTCAACGGTGAACCTCGGGTCCTCTCCCTCTTCCACCTCTGTGGTGCAGACCACCGGACAAACTGAGAAAGTCCTGGTGGACTTGCTCAGGATTTCGGCAGTTTCATCCGGAAGTACCCGGAACAAAAAGTTGGAAGACATTCCCCCTTTGTTGTCGATACAAAGGTTGGCTATGCGAAGAGCGGAAAGAAGGTAATCAGGGGCGACTGTGATTTTCATTTTTATGCCTCGTACTTCTCAAGGGCAGAGGCGGCGTCCTCAAGCTTCGACTCAAAGTCCTCAAGGGAGGACCTCAAAGCGGACTCCAACTGCTGCAAGGTTTCAGAAAGGGTGTCTGGGTCGAGATTGTTGTCGTGTATCTCTTTCCTGACGGCCTCCAAACGCGAAGCTGCTGCTTCTTTCTTTCCGGCGATCTTCTGGGATTTTGCTTTAAGCTTGTCCCTTTTCTCGATGGCAAGTTTAAGTCTGGTATCATCGTCAAGAAGCTCTTCCACGTCTAACCTCGTTTTGTCAAAATTACAACGAAAGAGGGAGCCCCACACCCCTAAATGGTGAAGAATTTGACGCCACCCTCTTCTTTGGTGGGGTTTATATCCAGTTCTACTGGAGCCTTCTTCTTATATTTGGCTGCGTTGGCGGCTCTCTGGGACTGGCGGTCAGGGCATACCGATTCGTAGTCACACATCCTACACTTGGATGGGACAGGGTTGGGTGCGAACTTCCCCTGCCTCATGGACTTCTTTACTTTTATGACCCGCTGAGCAAGACCCTGTAGGTCTTCCTCGTCAAAGTCGACCCATTCCACCCCAGTTTCGATTATCTCGGACCCGTCTTCGCCATAGGTGACCATCCCATAGGGGAACCTATACCAGACAAAAGCAAGGCGGTCTGGCATCCTCTTGTAAGACAACTTGAAAAGAAGCGCATACCACCGGAGTTGGTCCGGGTCGGAGTACTTCATCTTCCACTTGGTATTTTTGCCGTCGATGATCGTGATACCAGTGTCGTCACGCCGGATTATGGTGTCGGCCCTCCCCCCGATGGAGGTCCACTTGTTTATCCATCCGTAGATGTTTACTTCCGCCTTGGCGTAGGGACCCAAAAACCTATGTGCTTTCATGGTCTTGAGATAACCATGAACCCCGTCCTCTACCACCTGAAGAGCTTCAGAACGGGTTATTCTGGAATTTCGCCAGTTGATATTGTTGCGAGGCTTGGACTCCTGCCTTTCAAACTCTTTCCTGGCAATCTTCTGCATGGTTTCAAGAAGGTTCTTTGGGTCCTTATACAATTCCCCGTTGTACATCTTTTCCACAGCGTACTGAATGGCTATCCCCATCACAGCGTGCTCTTTAGAGTCATCTGACGGGTTGGGCTTTGACCTTCCCTCCCCGCCACCACAGTCTATACCATCCCAACCTTTTGTCCACAAAAACTTCTGCGGACAGTCCTCGTACATCTTGAAATGGGACCAGTATAAAGTAGAAGACTCGTTCATGGGTACCTCAGCAATTACACTGTACCCATTTGCTCCAGATAAGAGAGGGCGCGTTCTCTAACCTCGTTAGGGACTTCCCCCATACTCGCTACAGTCTCAGAAAGGGAGATTCCTCCTTCTGTAGGCTGCAGAGACTCGCGAATGGAGTTGACGAACGAGTCCATTTCTACCTGTCTCTTCACCTGGCGCTCCCGACCTTCCAAGTCGAACACTTCTTCTGCGGGACGGACGTTGAGCGGTACAACCTCGACTTTGACGCCCTTCTCAGTGCACCGGAGCACAGCTGCAGAAGGAATCCGGTCGAGATTATCCTGTGAGAGCGACCCGCGCGTCAGACTTCCTATGTTCACAAACTGCTTGCCGCCGATCTCCTCGACCCCTTGGTTCTTGTGCCAGTGGCCGAACAGAAACACGTCGGGAGCGGTGTCCAATAGGTCCGCGTATTTGATGATATCCTCACCCTCAAACATAGTTCCGCCTCTGTGGGAGGCAAGAACGTGAGCCACGCAGATAAGGATATCCTCGTCACCCCTCTCTATGGAGGTGAACCGCTCCATATCGTAGGACGTGCCGTGATAAGGGATGCCGACCACGCGGACCTTGACCCCGTGGAACTCCTCAAACACGGCCTCATGCTCGTCGTAGAGCCGCTTGAACACGCCTGTGCTGAACAGGACGCCCAACGGCTGCTGGGGCAGGAAGGAGTAGTCGCCGTAAACCGCGTCGTGGTTCCCCGGAGTGCAGTAGACTGGGCACGGGTAGGTGCTGTGGTGTTCTGCCGTCCGGTGAACGAGAGCATGACTGTTCCGACCGGGCGACTTGACGTGGAAATAATCGCCGCCGTCTATGATAGCAGCAGCGTTGACCTCTCGGGCGAGGTCACGAACCTGCCCCAGCTTGTCGAACACAGCGTCCGCCCAGTTATCGGTGCGGGAGGACGGTGAACGGTCAGAAAGGTGAACGTCGGTTCTCCAGACGAGATTGATGCTCACAGATCGCCTCCTGACCAATTAAGTTTATCCCCAATTGGAATTACAGAGGATGGGAGAAGTGCTGACCCCCGTGAGGGTCACGCTCCCCCAAGAGTCCAATCGTCTGGCCCTACAAAGCCGAGGTGTACACAGCCGTAGGCCCGACACGCAGCGGGGTCCACGTCTTCGCCGATGAACAAGTAGGCGTATACAGCCAACGACCCATCGTTCTGCCACAAGTAGAAGATGTGATGATCCAGAGCAAATGGACCCCATGAATCGTGTTTGCCACGCGTCGTGAACTCGGGCACCACGAACGTCGGCTTCGACTCGCGAAAGAACAGGTAATCGGGGTAAACAACCGGGCGGTTGCTACCGCAGGAAAGATCTCTAACGGGTGGTGGTAGAGAGGCAGACGGTGCCAGGTACTTCTGGTCAGGGGGTTGCTTCATTGTGCCTCCAAGAGAGACACAAACTGCTCCCAATTGATTCGGACGCCGTTCGCTCGGCGAGTGCGTCCCCTGCACCACGTGAAACCGGATTTGCTGATGATAAGGTCTCCGAGGTGGTCACCGTTTGTGTTCCTGACCTCGATCTCGATGCCTTTGTTCTTGATTTCCATTTCTACGGCGAGTTTCTTTATTCTAACCTTCACGACAGTCTCCTAATTGGAGTGTATTGTGTTGCAGACGGGGCACACGCCCATATCCCCAAGGATGGAGGATACTTCGGATTCCGAGTCTTCGAACTCGGAAGAACAGATAGCATAATCTTCTTCTAAAGTCTGAATTTCCTTCTGAAGGGACTCCAAGGATCCCAAGAATCCAGACACCAAAGCTACAGACTCACTGAGTCGTTCGATATCCCCAGAATCTGGGACATTCGCGTCACACCCCTCAAGGCTCGAAAGCAGAGACTCGGATTTCTCCAGCTTAGAAACGAAACCCCGCACAGTGGCAATTTTGTCTGACAGCTGAAGAAGGTCATCAGGGTCTGGCAGAGAAACGGACACGAATCCTTCGAATCGGTCCAAGTCCTTGGTGGAAGACTCCAATCTGGAGACCATTCCAGTGACTTTCCCCACGGCTTTTCCAAGCCTCTGTACTCTGGTCGAGTCAGGGACAACACTTGGATCAAAACCAGAGTAAAGGTCATGGGAAGCTTTAGAGTCCTCGTATGAAGATCTAAGACCTTCCAGTCTGGAGATCTCGGACTCTTCGGATTTTATGACTTTGTCCATGGAAGAAAGGGCCTCTACCAATCTCCCCACATCTTCAAGACCGTCGTACTTCGACAACTCTTCTGCCTGGTCCTGGGCGTCCTTCCTGCGGATCTTTAGCTCGGAGTCCACAGACCTTTTGTCCTTCTCCGAAGCCTTGAGTGCCGCCGTTAGCGACCCCACCCGCTCCACATCGGATAGAGCTTCTGCGGTGGCAGAACCGGGTCTGTTGACCAGGAACAGGGAACCGTCGAATTGGTCCGCAATCTGCGGCCAAATCCTGTCAGAAGCGGCCCTGACTTCTTTGACTCCCAGGTCCTCGATCTCTGGTGGAACGCCGCTTCCGACCCCAGCCAACTCTTTCCCGTTCAGCAGATACCTGTTGACGGTCTTGCCCTTCTGATTGGGCTTCTCCCAACCCTTTTCCCAGGTCACGGTCGTGCCGTCATCGAATATGAGGGTAACACTGAGATAAGCACAGCCGTGACGCACGAGAGCACCAGCAGGGGGGTTGGTGAAAACCCCCTTGATGGCTCTGATAGCAGCAGTTTTGCCACTATTGTTGGTTCCAGTGATGACCGTCAAGCCGTCCACAACCAAAGTTGCTTCTTCAATGGACTGGAAATTTTTGATCCTAACTTCAACGGCCACCGTGCACCTCAGATATCCAACCCGTCAAGTTCTTCCTCTTCGGAATCCTCTTCGAATCCCTCCAAAGACTTACCTGCTCCGAGCAGCGGAATTACCCTCTGGTGGAGTGCTTCACGGTGCTCCTCATTGTCCACGAAGTGTTTCCGGAACTTCTCCACACCCAGAACCTTCAGGGGTCCATCGGGGCAATCCTCCCAGGACAACCACGAACCGGAAGCCTTGATGATTCCATGCGCCTTGGCGATTTCGATCATGGTGCGGATGTTGTCGATACCTTCACCCCACCGGATGTAGAACAACTCCTGTCGACCCTGCGACTTGGAGAGCTTGTTCTTGATGGCGGTGGCCCGGATGATACCACCGATCACGCGCTCGTCGGCACGATGGGTGAGGAGGTTATGTTCCTTGGACTTCTCGTTCTTGATGCGGGTCAGTTCCAGACGAACACTGGAGTAGAATTTCCAAGCGTTACCACCCTGAGGCTTGGTCTGCTTGCCCATGGCGTTCATGGTGGCCCGAACCTGAGAGATACCGATGACCGAAGTCCCGGTCTGCGCAATCAAGTTCTTGAGGTTGGGAAGTTCCTGGGACCAGATTGACTGGAGTTCCGCGATCTTCCCCTGTTCTGCCACGTCCATAGCATCGCGCTCCGCGATACGGCGCGGGACGGCAGAACCGACAGAGTCGAACACAATCAGGTCAACACCAGCAGCCGCATACGCCATGGCATACTTGATTCCGTCTTCCAGAGTTTCTGGCTGGAGAAGCTCAAACTTCGACTCCTCGTTGATCGGCACCCCGAGAGCAGCTGCGTAATCCGGGACAATGTCGTTCTCCCAGTCGACGTAGACTGCCGTACCACCCTGGCGACAAACCTCAGCCACAGCCTCCAAGCAAAGAGTGGTCTTTCCTGCGGACTCGTGGCCCCAAACCTGAGCGACACGGCCCCGAGGGAATCCGGGACAGGGAGCAACCCCGAACATGTTGGGCTCTCCACCAATCAGGAAGTCAATGGTGATCGAACCACTGCTGATGTGGGGAAGGCTCTGCTTCAGTACGTCGTCGTTGAGAGCCACCCGAATGTTGTCGTACTCCTTGCCCTTCTTCTTCCTGAGGTGCTCCCTCATTTTGGTAATGGGGTCATCCTGCATATCGCGGAATCTGGTTCCCTTATTGGTTCCTTTGCTTTTGCTCGCTGTTGCCATTTGGTGTTTCCTATTGTAAGATGTTGGACCACAGAAAGAACCTGTCATTCTCGCGGTGAACAACACCCCGCTTGACAGTCTTGCCAGCTTTTTTGCCCCGCACGTAAGTGTGGACACGGTTGAAATACCGGTTTTCCGTCTTCGTCAAATCCCCCTCGGGGATTTTCCCGTCGAAGAACCCCCAGAACCTGGCGGAGAGGACAGCTATAAGATAGGCATCCGCTTCGTTATGGTTCATCCTGGCAGCACAATCCTTCTGTGCCGCTTCCACCATATCAGCCTTGTCCATGGGCCATTTTGGTGGTCGGACGATGGAATCCCTGGCGTGGGCCTTGACCTGGGGAGGGGACCAGAAAACCGTGTCCATACCCCTGGATTTGAGGGCCTCACAGGAGTAAAGAAAGAGCCCGTACATGCCAGAAGAGAACATGCTGTCAAACACGGGGAATTCAATCCCAACCCTGTCGGGTTTGTGTTCGTCCAAAAGATCTTGTAGACTGGTGCGAAAAAAGCAGTACCTTTCCACAAATTCCACACTGGACTTAGTACGGAATCGCCCCCTGCTGACACACCTATCCCGGTGGCCAGAGGGGGCGGCGGTATCGAGTACTGCCCATCCGTAGTTAGTCAGGGATGGGTCAAGCCCCAATACTTTCATCGAGTGCCTCAGATTTCGAGGTCGTCCAGCATGGACTCCATCTGCTCGGCAGACGCAGAACTGGTGGGGGAGGAAACCTCCTCTCCCAAAGCCTCACGAACTTCGTCCAAGGTCATATCGCGACCAAACTCCCGACCGATCTTGTCAAAGACCTTGCGGGCCTCTGCAACGATATTTGCGCCGATCTTCTGGAAGCCCTCGTTCTTCGAATCGAGGTACATGCGAAGGCAGCACTTCGGGTCGGAGACCATGGTGAATGACTGGTACTGCCCGTCGCTGCAGGTCATGCTCAGGTCATGGTTGGGGAGCGGGAACTTCTTGTGGCAGCGGGCGAGATCCGGGTAGCGGGTTGCCGAGAGGATCCAGGGCATGATCTTGTAGCCCTTGCCCTTCTTGAAGGACTCGACGTCCAACTCTCCCTGGCGGTCGGTGGGCCAGACACACAGAACGGTGCCGACATAGTGTCGAGCTTCCTTCTTCAGAAGGGACTCCATGGCCGACTTGTTGGCGTCGTCCACGATGACGTTTCCGACCCCCTGCTTGTAGATTCGGTGAGCGGAGGCGAAAGCCGGGTTAGCGCCCTCTGCGGGGAGTCCGTCTTCGTCGTAGTCCGTGAAGGAAACGAAGGAAACGAGGTAGGTGCGTCCAGTCTCGCCCTTGAAGCGAGAGACCTTCTTGCCGATGTTGTTGTCGTCCTGGCCGAACGTGAAAGTGGTGACAGGCATGGTGTGGAATTCTCCGGTTTGAGTTAAGCGCTTGGCTGTTTCTGCAATTGCGCCGAGATTTTGTTACATCCTGTGTAGAGGAGACATACCCCCTCACAGGTCCATAGCGTCGAGGATACTCTCAATGTTGTCAGGGGAAGCACTTTTTGTGGCGCTGGAATGGTCCTTGATGGCGTCGAGAAAAGAGTCCATGGCTTCGTCAGATTCACCACCAGCGAATTCCTCTTCGGAGTCGGGGAGACCGGAAGAAACCTCTTCCGAAGAATCCTGGGGATCTGGAGCTATAACTTCCGAGTCAGTGACTTCTGGTGCCTTAGAACCAGAGAACAAATCCTGCAGGTCCCTAATGGTCTGCTTAGGGACGCTCGGGTTGTTTTCAAGGTCAGGAACCTTGGTGCCAGGAGGAGGCTTGCTCCCCCACTTTGCTCCAAGCCCGATTTCCTCGTGACACAGCTTGATTTGGTCGCGAATCCGGCCCTGCAGGTCCTTCAAGTCGACCCGTTTGGACTTCACAACTGAGAGAACAGCTTCGAGGTTGGATAGGCTCTTAGCAAGATTGTTGAGTTCCCTGGCCTGTTCCAGAAGCTTACCAGTCGCGATAGCATCACGATCAGCCACATTCCGACCAGCCATCACCTCCGGGTCGTTGGCGTACAGATGCTTCTTGTCAATGTCAAATTCAAGCTCAAGCGTCCTGTGGCTGGTCTTGAAATTCTGCAGAAGGTGAGAAACGTGAAGGTAGATCCTCTCACATTCGGTCAACATTCCGCGTGCCGTCGCGATCTTGCCATTCAACCGCTTAGGCCCATACCGAAGCGGGTCTTCATCCAGCTCGACCTCCATGGTGGCCAATCTGGAGAACACAGAATCCAGGAAGGAGGGCTCCAGAGTGGGGAGGGTAGAATCAGTCATTTCCGCCGTCCGGAAGGATTCTATCAATGTGGGCGATGGTGTTGGACCGGATCTCACG